ATTGTCCCCTCTTTGGCCTACCCCAGTATTGATGATAATAGCGATATTGCTGCTGGCATACATTGTTTTGATGGTTCTTCCGAGTTACATTGCTCAGAGGTTGTGGGATTACTGGACCAAGCCGAAAGAGCCCCCGTCAAATCCGTAGACCTTGAGACCAAAGGGCTGCGCCCCTACAGCACCGGGGCAGCAGTCATGTCGTGCGCCTTCAGCTTTGAGAAGGTGAACTTCTCGTTTGCACTGGATCACCCACAGGCCAAATGGTCAGCTGAGCAAAAGGCCGTCATCAAGCAGAAGCTGAAAGCACTGCTGATGGACGACACCATCAAGATCGCACACAACGTACCGTTTGAGCTTGAATGGTTTATTTGGATGTTTGGCCCCGAGGTGGTCAATCACGCTGCCTGGGAAGACACCATGGTGCAGGCGCACTTCCTGGATGAAAGGCGTGGCAAGAAGGGCCATGGTGATGACGACCGCCGGGCGCCGTATCAGGGCCTGGACTTCCTGTGCAAAATGCACCTGGGAGTGACCTACAAAAAGCTCTTCAAGCTCAACAAGAAGGACATGTCAAAGTCCCCCCTTCCTGATGTGCTGACCTACAACGGCGTGGACACCAAGTACACGCTACGCCTGTTCAACCATCAGGACCGTCTGCTTAGGCTTCAGGGGTTGCACGACGCTTACCTGGACGCACTGCCACGGCAGCCCACCGTTGCCCTGATGCAATGGCTGGGCATGCCTGTTGACCAGAAGGAACGGGAGCGCTGCCGTGCTCAGCTGAAGCCTGAGATTGAGGCCATTGAGAAGGACATATTCGGGCTGAAGGTGGTCAAAGCCTACATAGCCGACAACAAGGAATTCAACCCGTTCTCGGATAAGGACGCAGTCAAGATCTTCAGGGACTACCTGAAGCGCCCTGAGGTAACAGTTCAGGATGAGAAGGGCACGCGCTACTCAACCAACAAGAACATTCTTGATCAGATAGATCACCCACTGGCCAACCTGATTATCAGGCTGCGCAACCGCAACAAGCTCAAGTCAACCTACGTTGACAGTCTGGAGCTTGGTGTGGGTGAGTCCATTTACCCCGACGGGTCGATCCACACCAATTTCAACACCACCTTTGCTGAGACCGGCCGCACATCAAGCGATGGCCCTAACATGCAGAACTTCCCACAACGCAATGATGCCTGGGTGCGGAAGCAAATAGTGGCGCCCCCCAAACACGTGCTCCTAGCCTTTGACTATGGCCAGCTTGAAGCGTGCACGGCCGCCATGGAATCCAGGGACAAGGTGCTGGTCAAGGCACTGTGGGAGGACTATGACATTCATCAAGAATGGGCTCAGCGAGTGGCTGCCGCGTATCCCGCCATCGTGGGCGGCAAGCATCAAATGAAAGATGCAGAAGTAATGGGTAAGTTCAGATCCAGGATCAAAAACAAATTTGTGTTCCCAGCCATATTCGGCGCCCAGCCACGCTCCATTGCTGGCTACCTCAACATGCCAGAGGATGTGATTGACGATCAGGTAGCTGACTTCTGGGAGCAGTTCCACGGCCTGAAGACATGGCAAGACAAAACCATGAAGGGGTACTACAAGGAGGGCTACGTCACCACCTATGTGGGGCGCCGCCACCGCTACCCGCTCTCCTCAAATCAGGCCATCAACCACCCCATCCAGGGGCTGGCCTGTGAGATCGTGTGCGACGCCATGGTCCGCCTGTCAGCTGAGGCCATGGATACCAACAATTGGCACATTCACCCACGCCTGAACATTCACGATGATCTGACCTTTGTGGTGCCTGATGACGATGACAGCTTGGAGCAAGCTATCGACACTATCTACAAAACGATGCTCACGCCCCGTTACAAATGTGTTAACGTCCCCCTCAGCGTCAAAGCATCGGTGGGTACCAATTGGCTAGACATGGAAAACCTAGGGCAGTTCTGGAGTCACAAGAATCTGTGACTGACGAACCAATTGACCCCGAATCCCTGTCCATGCAGGTTGACCGGTCGCGCCGGCACACCCGCACCCTTGAGATCATCATCATGTACCTCAACGGGGTGCCAATAGATAAGATAACCGACACTTTCAAAATGTCACGTGGGCAGGTACTGCGCTACGCTCGGTTAGCCGGGCTGCCCAAGCGGCCCAAAGGCTTTGATCCTGAGATCAAAGCCAAAACATTGAAGCTCTACAAAGATGGCATGTCACTGAAGCGGATCAGCGCCCGGTTAGGCGTCAGTGAAGCGTATATCAGCAAGACCGCTCACGCAGAAGGTTTACAGTTGCGCAAGCCACGACGCGAACACAAATTGCCTGTTGGCGTGTATCAGCTCTCAAAGTCACGAAAGCGCTACGGCGCGCGTATTGATGGGCAGCACTTGAGCACGCACGCCAGCCCGTTGGCTGCTGCCAACGCCTACCTGAAGGCGCTGAGACGCAAAGGCAAAGAATGACCAGCCTTCCTGAGAAGTACCGGCCTGCCAAGTTTGACGATGTGGTGGGCCAAGATGACACCGTGCGCAGCCTCAAGCGCGTGGTCAAGGATGGCCGTGGCAAGGTGTTCCTGTTCACTGGCCCCTCAGGCTGCGGCAAGACCACCCTAGCACGCATCCTGGCCAATGAGTTTGCGGGCGGCAAAGCCACCGCTGCCAACATTGACGAGGTGCCGGCAGCCGACCATACCGGTGTTGATGACATGCGGGCAGTTGCTGGACGTGCCCTGTACCGTGCCGTAGGGGGCAGCCCGGTGAAGGCCATTATCATTGATGAAGCCCACCGCCTGTCAGGCAACGCCTGGGACGTGCTGCTCAAGCCTGTTGAGGAACCGCCCCGGCACGTATACTGGATGTTTGCCACCACCAACCCTGGAAAGATACCTAAAACCATCATCACGAGGTGCCTGCGCTATGACCTTAAGCCGGTTAGCGAAACACTTATTGTGGGACTGCTGGAAACTGTGGCTGAGGCCGAAGGGCTGGACGTTGCTCCGGAAGTCCTTGAAGCGGTAGCCGAAGGCGCTGGCGGCAGCCCACGTCAGGCCCTGACCTATCTTGAGGCATGCATCTATGCAGAAAGTGCCGGTGAAGCCCGACAGTTGATGCGCTCAGCGGGGCAAACCAAAGAGGTAGTTGACCTATGCCGCTTCCTGCTGAAGGGGCAGGGGCGCTCCTGGTCTGAGGCGATCAAGATCCTGAAAGCGCTTGAAGGCACGGAAGCGGAAAGCATACGTATAGTCGTGTGCAACTACATAGCGGCTGCCCTGATGGGCACAAAGGATCAGAAAAATGCCAGGAAGCTTCTGGGGTTACTGGAGTGTTTCAACACCCCCTACCAACAGTCAGATCGGCTGGCACCCCTTCTCAGCTCCCTTGGGCTCGCTCTAGAACTGGACAGGTGACACATGCACTATGGATTTGGCATAACACTCTTCCCAACGTCGTGGGCCATTGGCCTGTGGAAAAAACCGCACAAGACCCTTCTGTCCCTGGGGCCAATAAGGCTGGTCTTTTATCGCACCCAAGGCGAATGGAAAGCCCAGCCAGTACATGACAGGTAACACATGGCAAAGAAGCAGAAGCCAGCAAAACCGCTATTTCCTCTCAAGCATGAGTTCTACGCCAGCCTGGACCAGTACACTCACGAAGCTGGCATGCTCAGGGACGTGGTTGATCAGTTGTTGAAGATGGGTGCAATCCCCCCAGGAAGTGCAGCTGTAATGCTGAGAGAACGTGTCGTCGCCTTTGACAAGATCAGGTTTGGTGATGACAATTGATCTTGATGAATTCCGAGGCTACTTGCGTATTGACAAACATGCGTTGGATGAGGAGCTTGCGCAGCAGCCCAGCCTGTTTGAGAAGGTGGGTGATGCCCATGCCTCAGCCATGGCTGAGAAGGACGCGGCTAAAGAGGAGATGGCCAACGTTGACGCTGAACTGGACGCCAGCATCAGGAAAAAGATCGGGGATAAAAAGGTCACTGAGGCTGTCATAAAAAGCCGGGTGCAGACACACAGTAGGCACAGGAATGCGTTCGCAGCCTACCTGACCACAAAGATGCGTGCCGATAAGCTCTCAGTTTTGAAGGATGCTTTTGATTCCCGCGCGTACATGATCCGTACTCTTGCCACTTTGGCAGTGTCAAACTACTTTGAGGACGCGTCGATTAAGGCTACCCCTACCACGAACCGTGCTGTATACAGCCGTCAGCGCGAGCGTCTAGCAGAAGCGCGAAAGGCACGTGAAGCCGAATGACCACTCTTGAATGGCTCTTTGTCTCAGTGCTGGTAGCGGCCCTCGTATGCCTTGTTATCAAGGCGTACTTCCGCGAAAAGGAAGCGTTTGTGGATCGCCTAGTCAGGAAAGTTAGAAAGGGAGTTGGAGATAATGGCAAAGTCTAGTCGGAGCTTTCGCTACCAAGAGCGGTCCAAGGAGGACGTCAAAGAACGTGCCAATGCACGTGGCGGCAATTTTGATAGTTTCATCCAGAGCAAATTCAAGCTGTACAAGGTCAGGGACGGCAAGAACTTGATCCGCATCCTGCCCCCCACCTGGGAGAAGGCACGGCACTACGGCTATGACATCTGGGTGAACTACGGCATTGGGGTGGACAATCAGTCCTACCTCAGCCTCAGCAAAATGAAGGATGCCAAGGACGACCCACTGGTGAAGGCGCGGCGTGAGGCAGAGCACGAGGGCGACAAAAAGGCATCACAGGCACTGCAGCCACGCCAGCGCATCCTGATGTGGGTGCTTGATCGCAACGACGAAGATGAAGGCCCCCAACTGTGGGCAGCCCCGTTCACGGTTGACAAGGACATTGCCAACCTGTGCTTCGACGAGGACACCAAAGAGGTGATCTACATTGATGACCCCGAACAGGGTTGTGATCTGCGCTTCTACAAGGAGGGTACCGGGCTCAAGACCAAGTACCCACCCTCCCAGATGCGCATCCTGAAGGCCGGTCCCATTCATGAGGACGAGGCCCTGCAGAAGGAGTGGCTTGAGTACATCAGTGAGAACCCGGTGCCCGACACCCTGCAGTTCTATGACGCCGAGCACATTGCCAGCACCTTTGACGGA